TTTGGAAGCAGTTAACATTATTCAACAGAATGTAGGTGGCGAATGATTGAAGTATATGCAGATGGTGCAGACTTTGAAGGTATTATGAAGGCTGCAGAGAATCCAAGAGTTACTGGGTTCACAACCAACCCAACCCTAATGCGGCAAGCTGGTATTGATAACTACGAATTGTTCGCTAAGAACACGATTCGTTCTCTTGCTGAGAAACGTCCAGGAACTAATATCTCTCTAGAAGTATTTGCTGATGATACAGATAACATGTATCTTCAGGCAAAGAAGATTGCTTCATGGGGAACAGAATGTAACTACGACGTATTCGTAAAGATCCCTGTTACAAATACAAAGGGCGAAGACAATTACGGTTTGATTCGTTTGCTTAATGAAGAAGGCGTAAAGGTAAATGTTACTGCTGTCTTTACTCCCAAGCAGACGCAGAATATTCTAGAGAACATTACCAACCCAGATGTTCCTGTTATAATTTCTATCTTTGCTGGTCGTATTGCTGATACTCTACGTGATCCAGTTGTATGGACAAAGCAGTGTATCGGCGAAGCAATGGATAAGCCGGAAGAGTTTAATAAGATCAAGTTCCTTTGGGCTTCTTGTCGTGAGATCTATCATCTACATATGGCAGAGTCTGCTGGTTGTCATATTATTACTATGCTCCACGATCAGATTAAGAAACTGAATCTAGAAGGTAAGGATCTAGAAGAATTTTCTAGAGAAACTGTTCAAATGTTTTATAATGATGCCCAGGCATCTGGGTATAGGATTGAGGTAGGTTATAATGAAGGGTTTTGAAGAAAACGAAATTTCTGCTAAGGCTCAGGGTGGTACTGAGATTGCCAAGCGTAAGCTGGCAGAAATTCTAGATCAAGATTTACTTGAACAGTGTCAGATCATTTGTTCACGTGAAAGAAATCTAGACGAATCTAAGATTCGAATCTTTTGGTGTCATGATATGCCAGAAGATCCGGAGTCTGCTAAGTTTAGAGACACAGATTGGCGTGATAAGTTTCATAAGTTTGTATTCATTTCTAACTGGCAGTTCCAGCGTTACCAGGGAATGCATGGTATTCCTATGGACAGCAAGTGTATAATTCTAGAGTCAGGTATTGAACCAGCGCCAGAAACTTGCTTAGAGAAATCATATGATGATAAGATCAGACTAGTATATACTTCTACACCACAACGTGGTCTAGAAATTCTAGTTCCTGTGTTTGAATTTCTAAATGAAAATCAGGATGACATTCATCTAGATGTATTCTCTTCATTCAAGATCTATGGTTGGGATGATTACGATAAGCAGTTTGAACCGTTGTATGATCAAATTCGCAACAACCCAAATATGACGTATCATGGTTTCGTTCCTAATACTGAATTGAAGGAATATCTTAACAAAGCTCATATCTTTGCTTATCCTTCTATTTGGCCAGAGACTTCTTGTCGTGCTATGCTAGAAGCAATGTCAGCTGGATTGGTTTGCGTTCATCCTAACCTTGGCGCTCTTCCAGAAACTTCTGGTGCTTTGAATGTTATGTATCAGTTTGATATGGACAAGAACATGCATGGAAGCATTTTTGCTGGTAATCTTAATGCAGCAATTGAGCTTGTTCGCCAGAAGAAGCAGGATAATATGATTAGATTCAACAAGACTTATGTTGACTCTCGTTATAATATTGATTTCATTAAGAGCAAATGGGACTTTATGTTAAGGGATCTAGTTAAGAAATATCCTGACGCAGAGTCAAGAAAGTTCCCAGAAGCAATGTTTACCTACAAGACGAGCTAAACAATGATTGTTACAAAAACTCCACTACGTGTTTCGTTTTTTAGTGGCGGTAGCGATATGCCATCCTTCTATGAACAGGAGGATGGCGCCGCCCTTTCTGTTACTATCAATAAGTTCATTTATGTATTTGCGCACAAGGTTCCGCATATGGGCGTGCGTTGTATGTATGATGATGTTGAAGAACAACATGACATTGAACAAATGCAGCATGCAATTACTCGTGAGACTCTAAAGTATTATAACATTACAAAGGAGATTACGGTTGCGTCCATTTCAGATATTGTTTCTAAGGGTTCTGGGCTCGGCAGTTCTTCTGCTTTTACTGTGGGTCTTGTCAAAGCTCTATCCACTACAAAGTATGATAACAGCACTCGTAAGTATGTAGCAGATATTGCTTGTCAAATCGAAATGGAAAAGTGCGGCTATCCTGTTGGTAAGCAGGATCAGTATGCTGCAGCGTTTGGTGGCATGAATCTATTTCGTTTCAAAAGAAATGGCGAAGTTGAAATAGAAGAAATGAGACTAACCAACCCGCATGTTAGTGCTCTCGAAAAGAATCTATTGCTTGTATATTCTGGCCGTGGTAGAGATGCTAATAACATTCTACAGAAGCAACAGAAGGCAATGCTCGATATTGATAAGTTTAATAAAGTTAAACGGTCAAGAGATAAGGCGTTCGAAGCAGTAGATCTAATTCATAAAGGAAAGATCGACGACTTCGGTAGACTACTTCACGAATCTTGGTTGGACAAGAAAGGCGTTTGCGAAGAGATTACACAGGACTACTTTGATAAGATCTATGAGACTGCTATGGAGGGCGGAGCTCTCGGCGGTAAACTACTAGGCGCTGGTGGTGGAGGATTCTTTATCTTCTACGTTCCGGAAAAAGATCGTGCCTCTGTCGAATGGGGTATCATGAATCTTCATAAAGAATGTCGTATCTATGACTTCGAATTCTATGGCTCGGGTTCTCATATGGTCTACCAGAACTAAATACTATTGACTTTTTTGAAATTATAAGGTAATATAATAATATGAGTTCTAATAATATCGTGAGTTTTCCCAAAGGGAAAACAGCAAATAGAGACATTACTATCGAAGATATCCAGCACAATATGGATATGATGAGGCATTATCATATCCAAGAAACAATCCAAAACCTTGTTCCAATGATTTTTAATCAGTTAGATATCGCTGGTTTTGGATTGATCGAAGATGATGTTGATCTAGATGTTAAGGATGGCGCATTAATAGTCGAAGCATTACGTTCGTTGATGTTAAAGCACTATGACATGCATCATCCTTTTCAGCAGGTAGCAGAAGCAATCTTTATTCCGCACCCAAAAGAAGAAGGGGCGTTTAAGATTGTTGATAAGTTGGAATTAGAACTAGATCCAATTGGCGAAACCGAAGAAACCGAATAGGTGAAATTGTGATTATTGTTGACTTGAATCAGGTCATGTTGTCTAATCTTCTCATGCAACTTGGCAACCATACCAATGCACAGCTTGAAGAAAATATGGTTCGCCATATGATCCTAAACTCTCTCCGTTCATATAAAGTAAAGTTCGGAGATGAATTTGGCGAAATGATTATTGCCTGTGATAATACTAATTACTGGCGTAAACAAATCTTCCCTTATTATAAAGCCAACCGTAAGAAGAATCTTGAATCTTCTGAATTGGATTGGAAAGCACTGTTCGAATGTCTTAATAAGATTCGTGCAGAACTCAAAGAGTATTTTCCCTACCGAGTTATCGACGTTGAGTCAGCAGAAGCTGATGATGTTATTTCTACGCTTGTCTCTAAGTTCGGCTCAGAACTAAATACTGGTGAGAAAATCCTAATTCTATCAGGCGATAAAGATTTCATTCAGTTGCACGTATATTCTAACGTAAAACAGTATGATCCCACCCGTAAGAAATGGGTCTCGCACGAAGATCCGGAAAGATATCTTCACGAACATATCCTAAAGGGAGATGCTGGCGATGGCGTTCCTAATGTTCTTTCTCCTGATAATGTTTTTGTTGTGGGTGATCGCCAAAGACCCCTAACAGCAAAGAAGATGGAAAAGATTATGGGCACTGATCTGGAAGAAATGGATACAATTACTGCCCGTAACTATTCTCGTAACGCACGGTTGATTGATCTTAGTTTCACGCCAGATACTATTCGTGAAAAGGTTATGGAACAATTCGATTCACAAACAAACCGTGATCGTAGCAAACTACTTAATTACTTTATAGCAAACAAACTCAAAAACCTTACTGATCATTTGAGTGAATTTTAGGAGATAATAATGGCTGTCCTTGGAATGTATGAATTTCTGCTCAAGGTTTCAAAACTAAAAAAGACGCAAGAAAAGGTAGACAATCTAGCTGGTAATGATACCTTTGCTCTAAGAACTATTCTTCAGGGTGTGTTTGATCCAACTGTTAAGTTTGCCCTACCAGAAGGCGAACCGCCATATAGGCCAAATGAGATTGTAGATCAGCAGCACATTCTACATAGAGAAGCTGACAAGATTAGATATTTCGTCGAAGGATTTTATCCTAATCTCAATCAATCAAAACGAGAAATGATGTTCGTTGAGTTTCTTGAGAGATTAGATCCAGACGATGCCAAACTTATCT